CAACTCGTGAGAAGTTTTATCCAACCCTTTTTGTTGACTCAAAAAAGAAAACGAAATATAAAACTTTAACTGGTGATTATGTAGAAGCAATTGAACCAGGCAGTGTGCGTGATTGTAGAGAGTTTATAAAGAGATATGATGGTGTTGAAAATTTTAATGTTTATGGTAATGAGAGGTTCATCTACCAATATATTTCAGATAAGTATCCTGATCAAGAATTAAAGTTTGATATTGAGAAGATCAAATTAGTTACTCTTGATATTGAAGTTAAGTCGGAGCAGGGATTCCCTGATGTAGAATCTGCTGCAGAAGAGATACTTCTTATATCAATACAGGATTATACTACTAAGGAGATAATTACTTGGGGTTTGGGTGCGTTTAAAAATAAACAGAAGAATGTAACATACAAATCATTTAGAACAGAGTATGAACTTCTAAGTAATTTTATCAACTGGTGGATGATTGAAGATAATACACCAGAAGTTATTACTGGATGGAATAGTAAACTTTATGATATTCCATATATGTGTCGTAGGATTGAAAGAATCCTTGGTGAAAAGTTGATGAAGAGAATGTCACCTTGGGGATTGGTAACAGAGAATAGAACTGTTATCATGGGACGTGAGCATATCTCATATGATATTGGTGGTGTATCACAGTTGGACTACTTAGACTTATATAAGAAGTTTACCTACAAGGCACAGGAATCATATCGTTTGGATTATATTGCTGGTGTAGAACTAGGGCAGAAGAAATTAGATCACAGTGAGTTTGACACATTTAAAGATTTCTATACAAAGGGTTGGCAGAAATTTGTAGAGTACAATATAATTGACGTAGAACTTGTTGACCGTTTGGAAAGCAAGATGAAGTTGATTGAACTCGCCCTTACTATGGCATATGAAGCCAAGGTAAATTATGAGGATGTATTCTATCAGGTTCGTATGTGGGATACAATAATCTATAACTATTTGAAGAGAAGGAATATTGTTATTCCTCCTAAGAATAGATCTGATAAAAACGACAAATATGCAGGTGCTTATGTCAAGGAACCGAAACCAGGAAAGTATGATTGGGTGGTTAGTTTTGACCTCAACAGTTTGTATCCTCATCTTATTATGCAATATAATATCAGTCCAGAGACCCTCAGGGAGACTAGACATCCCGATTCGAGCGTTGAAAGGATCTTAAACAAGGAGTGTGAGTTTGATGGAGATTATGCAGTTTGTGCGAATGGAGCACAATATAGGAAGGATGTGCGTGGGTTTCTTCCTGAACTTATGGACAAGATGTATGGGGATAGAGTTATCTTCAAGAAGAAGATGCTTCAGGCAAAGCAGCAGTATGAGAAGACACCCACGGAAGCATTGGAGAAGGAGATTGCTAGGTGTAACAATATCCAGATGGCGAAGAAAATATCCCTTAATAGTGCCTATGGTGCTATTGGTAACCAGTATTTTCGTTACTATAAACTAGCAAACGCAGAAGCGATTACTCTTTCTGGGCAAGTATCAATCCGTTGGATTGAGAATAAAATGAATCAGAAGATTAATCGAATATTGAAAACTGAGGAGGTTGATTATGTTATTGCTTCAGATACTGATTCCATCTATCTTAATTTGGGTCCTCTGGTTGAGGCTGTATACAAGGGCAGAGAGAAAACTAATGAGAGCGTTGTTGGGTTCCTTAACAAGGTGTGTGAAAATGAATTTGAGCCTTTTATTGAAAGTTCTTACCAAGAATTGGCAGATTATGTAAAGGCATATGATCAGAAGATGTTCATGAAGAGAGAGAACATCGCTGAACGTGGTATCTGGACTGCTAAGAAAAGATACATTTTAAATGTGTGGGATAGTGAGGGTGTTCGATATGAAGAACCTAAACTAAAGATGATGGGTATTGAGGCAGTTAAATCCTCCACACCAGCACCTTGTAGAGCAATGATTAAGGATGCTCTTAAGATAATGATGAATGGAACTGAGGATGAGGTAATTGATTTTATTGATGAGTCTCGTAAGAAATTTAGATCACTTCCACCAGAAGATATTGCGTTTCCACGTTCAGCATCTAATGTAGAAAAGTATAAAGCACATGCTACAATCTATGCGAAAGGAACTCCTATACATATACGTGGTGCATTGCTTTATAACCATTATGTTAAGCAGAAAAAATTAGATAATAAATATTCTGCTATCGGTAATGGTGAGAAGGTGAAGTTTCTGTATTTAAAGAAACCAAATATTATTCAAGAGAATGTTATTTCATTCATTCAAGACTTTCCTCACGAACTCGGTCTTGACAGATACATTGATTATGATTTACAATTTGACAAGAGTTTCGTGGAACCACTTAAATCCATTTTAGATGCAATTGGATGGAATGTGGAAAAAACTGTAAACCTAGAACTATTTTTCTCCTAATGGAATTACCTATCAATCAGAAAGATTTGAAAACAATTGTAAATGCTCTTGCATTGGGTGGTGATACCAGACTTTATCATCTTTTAAGAGGATATATTATTAAGGAAGAGTATGAAGTTAAAGGAACAGTTCTAAATGAAGATTATTCACCTTATAGTTCACAATGTGATATTTAAACTATGGATTTTTTGAAAGAGATTGTAAAGGAGATAGGTGACGAATACACCCAAGTCGCAGCAGACATCCAAGAAAACGAACGATTCATCGACACAGGTTCATACATCTTTAATGGATTGGTGTCGGGTTCCATTTATGGTGGCGTATCTAGCAATCGCATTACTGCCATCGCTGGTGAAAGCAGTACTGGGAAAACTTACTTCTCCCTCGCAGTGGTCAAGAATTTTTTGGATTCTAATCCTGATGGTTACTGTCTTTATTTCGATACTGAAGCTGCCGTTAATAAAGGATTACTTGAATCACGTGGTATAGATATGAACCGCCTTGTGGTGGTAAATGTAGTTACCATTGAAGAGTTTAGAAGTAAGGCACTTCGTGCTGTAGATATATACTTAAAATCCTCTGAGGAAGAACGCAAACCGTGTATGTTTGTGTTAGACTCTTTGGGTATGCTTTCCACAGAAAAAGAAATTACAGATGCTCTGAACGATAAGCAAGTTCGGGACATGACTAAATCTCAATTAGTCAAAGGTGCATTTAGAATGTTAACTTTGAAGTTGGGTCAAGCAAACATTCCACTTATAGTCACAAATCACACCTACGATGTCATTGGTTCCTATGTCCCTACTAAAGAAATGGGAGGAGGCTCTGGTCTCAAATATGCCGCAAGTACGATCATTTATCTTTCAAAGAAAAAGGAAAAGGATAAGACGGAAGTTGTTGGTAACATTATTAAAGCTAAGACGGCAAAGTCAAGACTCTCTAAAGAAAATAAGCAAGTAGAGATACGTCTTTATTATGATGAAAGAGGACTTGACAGATACTACGGTCTCCTAGAATTAGGAGAACTTGGTGGTATGTGGAAGAATGTTGCTGGAAGATATGAGATGAATGGTAAGAAAATATATGCGAAAGAAATATTAAAGAATCCCACAGAATACTTTACTGATGATATAATGAAACAGCTTGATGCTGTTGCGAACCAACACTTCTCTTATGGAACGAATTGAGACTACCATTCTCAGAAACCTAATTTATAATGAAGAGTATTCTAGAAAGGTTATACCTTTCATCAAACCAGAATATTTTGAGAGTAGAACTGAAAAGGTAATCTTTGAAGAGATAACACAATTCATTGTAAAGTATGGTTCTTCAATTACGATTGAAGCACTTAATATTGAGACAGAAAATAGAACAGACTTAACAGAATCTGAGATTGCAGAAGTCAGAGATATTAATAATTCTCTGAACAATTCTCCTACAGAGAATCAATGGTTAATAGATACTACTGAAAAGTGGTGTAGAGATAGAGCAATCTATCTTGCACTAATGGAATCAATTGCATTAGCAGATGGACAGGATGACAAGAAAGGAAGGGATGCTATTCCTAGTATTCTCTCTGATGCTCTTTCTGTTTCTTTCGATAATCATATAGGACATGATTACTTACAAGACTACGAAGACAGATACGAATCATATCATCGAAAAGAGGATAAGATCCCATTCGACTTGGAATTCTTCGACAAGATTACAAAGGGCGGGCTTCCAAATAAAACACTCAATATTGCTCTCGCTGGCACTGGTGTTGGTAAGTCTTTGTTTATGTGTCATGTCGCAAGCAGTGTGTTACTCCAAGGCAAGAACGTATTATACATCACGCTTGAGATGGCTGAGGAGAAAATTGCTGAAAGAATTGATGCTAATCTTTTAAACGTTAATATACAAGATATAACAGACTTACCTAGACCAATGTTTGATTCTAAGGTAGAGTCTCTTGCTAAGAAGACACAGGGAACGTTAATTATAAAAGAGTATCCTACTGCTTCTGCTCATTCAGGACATTTTAAAGCATTGCTTAATGAGTTAGCATTGAAAAAGTCATTTAAACCTGATATAATATTCATAGATTATTTGAATATCTGTGCTTCATCAAGATACAGAGCAGGAAGTAATGTTAACTCCTACTCATTCATCAAAGCAATCGCAGAAGAATTACGGGGTCTCGCAGTTGAGACGAACCTTCCGATTGTATCTGCCACTCAAACTACTCGTAGCGGTTTTGGCAGTAGCGATGTGGACCTTACTGACACCTCTGAGTCTTTTGGACTCCCTGCTACTGCTGACCTTATGTTTGCCCTTATTTCTACAGAAGAGTTGGAAGGGTTAAATCAAATAATGGTAAAGCAATTGAAGAATAGGTATAATGATCCTACTATCTTCAAGAGATTTGTTGTGGGTATTGACAGGGCAAAGATGAGATTATATGATGTAGAGCAATCAGCACAGGATGATATTATTGATAGTGGGCAAGAGGAAGAATATGTACATGAGGAAAAGAAACCTAAGAAATCTTTTGATGGATTTAATTTTGGATGATTATTGAGCAAGATGATTTTCTAACTATTGATGAATGCAATAGTCTTATAGATTACTTGAAGAATAATTTAGTTCTTGATTTATATAAAGATTTTTGGGAAGGTAGAACACTTGAGTGTACGAATATTAATGATTCTTCTATTAGAATATTGGTAGAACAAATACATTATAGAATATCTAACCTTTGTGTTAGGACTTATAATGAGGATGTAATTTATCCAGAGTATAGTAATTTAGTTTATTGGGCACCAGGTATGGTGTTGGATGCTCATGCTGATAATTTCTTTCTTCATGATCCATCAGCTGAACATTACACATCACATAGAGATTATTCTTCTGTAATATATTTGAATGATGGTTATGTTGGTGGAGAAACTTTTTTTGTTGATAACCGAGATATAAAACCTAAAGTAGGAAAGATGATATTATTCACTTCAGGTAAGGATGATGTTCATGGAGTTAGAGAAGTTATATCAGGTGATAGATTTACAATGTCTTTGTGGTTTACAAAAAATAAAGAAAAAATTCATATAGTATAACTTGACAATTACTAAAAATCTAAGTATAATTAATAATAAAACTTTTAATGAATATCTATCCTTTTTACAGAGTCTTTACTGAAAAAGGAGAACAGTATTGTGATTGTGGATGGGAAAAACATGCACAAGAACTTGTTCTTCTTAATAAAGATGTTCAACCATTATATTACAAAAGAATAGATGCTCCTAAACCAATAGATCCAGAAACAGTTGATGTTGGTGTAATTCCTACTGAGGAATTACCTGGACAACAGGGATTACCATCACCAGTAGAAAGATTACATGATGATCTGAGAACTGAACATGAAATTGGGTTACCCCAAAGCGATACCATTGAATTTTAATTAATGACTAAACAAGTAGATACACAAAAATATACTGAGTTTGTAGACGCAGTTACATCTCAAGAATCAAAGGATTATATTTCCTTTAACTCTAGATGCTTTGGAATACAATCAGTAGAGAGTGGTGATGGATTACCTGTTCATCGTTTATTAACTGCTGCTCTTGGTATTTGTGCTGAAGGTGGTGAGTTTACTGAAGTAGTTAAGAAGATTGTCTTCCAAGGTAAACCTGTCAATGAAGATAATATCTTTCATATGAAAAGAGAACTTGGAGACATTATGTGGTATGTTGCACAGGCATGTATGGCATTAGATACAGATTTCAATGAGATTATTGAAATGAATGTAGAGAAGTTAAAGGCAAGATATCCTGGTGGAGAGTTTGATGTTCATTACTCAGAAAACAGAAAGGAAGGTGATGTGTAATGCATGATTCATCTAAGTTATTAACTGGATTAAAGTTCAAACAAACTTTAAGATATGGTGAGAATCCACAGCAACAAGCAACTTGGTGTGTTTATCCAGAGCATGGTTTATCATCAGCAAATCAATTACAAGGTAAAGAGTTAAGTTATAACAATCTTATAGATTTAGATGCAGCAGTATCAACAGTAAAGGAATTTCCTGATGAACCTGCTGCTGTTGTAATTAAGCATACTAATCCTTGTGGAGTTGCTATAGGGAAGACAATAGAATCTGCATTAACAAGAGCATTAGATTCAGATAGAGTTAGTGCTTTTGGTGGAATCATTGCTTTGAATAGAGAGGTAAATACTGAGTGTGCTAATGAATTAATAGGTGCTTTCTATGAATGTATCGTTGCTCCATCATTTAGTGATGAAGCGAAGGAAATACTTTCTGCTAAAAAGAATTTAAGATTACTTGAGTTGGATATAGATAATATGCAACTAAAACCATATAATGTCAGGAGTATTCTTGGTGGTGTATTGGTTCAAGAAAAGGATAACGAACCAGTCAATATTGATGATTGGAAGGTAGTTAGTGAAAGACAACCATCAGTTCAAGAAAGAATTGATCTTACATTTGCATGGAAGGTTTGTCGTCACGTTCGTTCTAATGCTATTCTAGTTGCAAGTGATGGTGCTACATTAGGTGTAGGTGCAGGACAAATGAATCGTGTTGGTTCAGCAAAGATTGCTTTAACGTCATACACTCAAGTTAGTGGTGCTGCATTAGCAAGTGATGGGTTCTTCCCATTTGGTGATACTGTAAGACTTGCATATGATTATGGTATTAAAGCACTCATTCAACCAGGTGGAAGTATTAAGGATCAAGAGTCTATTGATGCTTGCAATGAACTTGGTATGACTATGATATTCACAGGTAAACGACATTTTTTACATTAAACAATTATGGCTTACGCATTATTAAGTGTTTCAGATAAAACAGGTATTGTTGATTTTGCAACAGGATTAGTTAGTGCTGGATATAAACTTATATCTAGTGGTGGAACTCATGCTGTTCTTCAAGCAGAAGGTATACCAGTAATGAGAGTATCTGATTATACTGGTTCACCTGAAATTCTTGATGGAAGAGTAAAGACATTACACCCAATGATTCATGGTGGTATTCTTGCCCAACGTGGTAATCCTAGTCATGATTTAGATCGTAGGGTAAATCGTATTGAATTGATTGATGTTGTTGCAGTAAACTTATATCCATTTAAAGAAACAGTTGCTAAACCAGATGTAACCTTTGCAGAAGCAATAGAGAATATTGATATTGGTGGTCCTAGTATGGTAAGATCAGCAGCAAAGAATCATAAGGATGTTGCTATATTAACTAATCCTAATCAGTATGGAATTTATCTTGATGCTTTGAAGGGTAACATATCTTCTGTTACTGTTGAGATGTTACGTCCTAATCTTGCAATAGAAGCATTCAAACATACTGCAGAGTATGATGCTGCTATTACTGAATGGATGAGGAATCATGTCTGATTTTGAACCTCTTGATTTTAAGAAAGAAGGAATCGTATTAGATTACAAAACTGCTGGTGTTGACATAGACGCTGGCAATAAGTTTGTGGAAGATTTAAAACAAAAAGTTCCTAACCTTGGTGGGTTTGGTGGAATGATAAAGGTTCCTTCAGGATATGAGGAACCTATTCTAGTATCTGGAACTGATGGTGTAGGAACTAAGATTGATATTGCACAAGCTGCTAATGACTATACAACTATTGGTATAGATCTTGTTGCGATGTGTGTGAATGATATAATCACTTGTGGTGCGAAACCATTGTACTTCTTAGATTATGTTTCTACTAAGAAGATAGATGGGAATATTGCTGATATTATGGTAGGTATCCTTAAAGGATGTGAGATAGCAGGTATGGATCTTTTGGGTGGAGAAACTGCTGAACATCCTCAGTATCAGATGAAGATTGATCTTGCTGGATTTTGTACAGGTATAGTAGATAAGAAAGATATTATAGATGGTTCTGCTATTAAACCAAGTGATAGAATTATTGGATTAGCAAGTAGTGGTGTTCATAGTAATGGATATAGTATTATTAATTATTTGGCACGTAGACTTAAGTTAAATTATTGTAATTATCCTGAGTTACTTACACCAACAACCATCTATGCTCCTGTTGTAGAACGTCTCTTAAATGAGGTGGAAGAGATTTATGGTATGGCACATATTACAGGTGGAGGTATTCCAGAGAACCTACCACGGTGTTTACCTAAAGGATTAAAAGCACATGTAGATTGGAATGCATGGAGTGTTCCTGAAATCTTTATGGAGATTCAACGTCAAGGTAATATGGATGAGTTGGAAATGAGAAGAGTATTTAATCTTGGTATTGGGTATTGTGTAGTAGTTCCTGCTAATCGTGTAGAATTTACTATGGATATTATTAGGGATGAAGGTATAGAGTGTTGGGAAATTGGTGAAGTATATGCTATATAATATAGCATAAAATGATACAATGAGAGATCAACTAATCAAAGCACTATTAGCACATGCACAAGGAGACATCCAGAAACATGTAGCAAATGTAGAAGTATATTTAACTAACCCTGCTGGTATTGGTGAGCACTCTAATATAGTGGAAGCAATTGAAGAAGAACTTAATATGATTGCCAAGTATCAAGATCAGATAGATGTCATAAATAAATACTTCAAGAAGTGATGAAGTATGGCAGTAAAAGCAGGAGACGGTTCAGTTAACGAAGCTACCATGACTCAGATGCAGGAGTTAAGTTCTGCATGGGTATTTAAAAGAGCTATTCAAAATAATCCTAATTGGGGAAAATGGGAAGACATTAGAACTGATGAGGATACTTTTAATGAGATAAAAAGAATATGGAAGCATGTTGGAAAAGTTAATTGGGTTGATGATGTTGATAATCGATGGATAGAAAATTTCTATGAACAACAGAAAGAATTAATAAGTAAAATACAGAAACCTGAATTTACAGAATTTGTAAGATCTGAAGATTATCAACTTCCTAAAACTGCAGGTCCAAATGCAATACGTCCCACTGGACAAACTTTTATGGAGTGGGTTACAACATATCTTAAACAGGAATTTCAAATAGGTAATAAAGATAATTGGAACCCTGCTGATATTTGGTTAATAAGAAATGAAGAACGACATAAAAATTATTTCAAAGAGCATACTTCAGTAGGACCGTATAAAGGAGATGGAATGATTATAGCTCAATTGAAGCAATTCAATGAGATTTTTAGGCAGATGTTTATTTCAAAAGAAATAATGGGAATTTCTTTGAAAAAAGTTGGGAAAGGTGCAGCAACATATAAAGAAATTAATGTTACACAGGAATATTTTAAAAATATAGAATCTACTACAATGAAGTTGACTGGGGTAAAATGTTACCTTGGAACTAAACGTATTAATATAAATCCAAAAACAGGTGAGGTAGATGAAGTAGCAGAAGCAAGAGCAATAAGAAAGGGTTTAGGAACCACAGGGTATCCAACAATAGAGACACAAGACAGTTGGCTTTTTATAAAGGATGAGGATAATAATGTTGAATATAAAGTTCAGATAAAAAATACGGGTACTAGTGATTTTGATAATTTAAAATTTGAACCAACTCAGGTTGGGAAGGGTAGTGCTCGTATGGGTAAAGCAACAAGAGAATTTGTTTTTGATATTATGGCAGCCTATGGTATTTTAAGTAAGTTTCCTAAAACCCATCAACAACATCCCAAAACTAAAGCAACATTTCAACAAACACAAAAGAATCAACTTGGGCAGAAAATTAAAGATATAACAGCTAAATGTAAAAGATTAGGAATGACTTTGATAACTACTAATGATACTGGTAAAGCGGATAATAAAACTTCATTGGATTGGGGTAGTATTGATGTTCCTTCAGTAAAAGGTCCAATTAATATTGCTGAAACTCTTGGAAAGAAAAATGAGGCATGGACTGCCAATAGTAAACTTCAACAGATTAGTTTTTTAAATGCTGTTCTTTCTCTTCCTTTAGAAGGTGAAAAGTCTATAAATCATTTCTGTACAGATTTAATTTATCTTGCTGCAAAACAAGGAAGACGAGGTGGATATTATAATACAGGTTATGGTCCTTTTGGAAAGATATACTAATGAATAAAGAACTAAAACAACTACTTAAAAACTTTGAGTCTGATTCAACAGGCAAGGAAAGGTTCTCTGATTTTATTAGATATTGTTATTATGCTTTTGAGGATAGAGTCAATTCTAAGAAAAATGGAAAGGGTATAAATAAATATGATATCATGAGGCAACACCTCATCAACTATCTTATTGCAAACGAAAGAGCGATAACATTAGAATTATCAAAATGAAATCATTTTTAAATTTTATATCTGAATCAAAAGCAGTTCAGCAGGCTACCCGTATGGGATTAGTCGGTGATGGACATGGTGGATGGTATAAGAATGGAGAGTTTGTAGCAAAGACAGAGAAAGGACAATTAAAGTTTTATAATAAGAGACAGAGAGTAGGACAACAAGATCCTGCACAGACAGATAAAGAAAAGAGATTATCACATACAACATCTGCACCTGCAGAAAAACCAGCACCTGCACCACAGGCACAACCTGCTCCACAAGCAGCACCTGCACCACAGGCACAGAAACCAGTTCCTCAACAAGAACCAAAAGGTGAAGATGAGGCACAGTTTGAAGGTCCAGCACCAGTAGAGAAAACAAAAGGAACTCTTACTGTTGCATTTGGTAGGTTTAATCCACCAACAACAGGACATGAAAAACTTTTAGATAATGTTTCTACATCTTCTGATGATGGTGATTATGTTATTGTACCGTCACGTAGTCAGGATAAGAAAAAGAATCCATTAGATGCTGATAGCAAAGTTGAAGTGATGAAGCAAATGTTCCCTAAGCATAGTGGGAAGATTGTAAATGATCCTGCAAACAGAACTATCTTTGATGTATTAAAGAAAGCACATGCTGATGGATATGCAAATGTAAGAATTGTAGGTGGTGCTGATAGACAAAAAGAATTTGATAAATTGATAAACACTTATAATGGTAAGATGTATCAGTTTGATAAAGTAGAAGTTCGTTCTGCTGGTGATAGAGATCCTGATGGTGAAGGCGTAGAAGGAATGTCTGCATCAAAGCAAAGAAAGTATGCTGCAGATAATGATTTCAAAGGATTCTTACAAGGTGTTCCATCTGCTATGAATAAGGAGATGGCAAAACAACTCTTCTCAAATATCCGTAGAGGAATGAAGATTGAAGAAGGTTGGAACCTTTGGGAGATTGCACCTAAGTTTGATTGGAAAAATCTTCGTGAAAACTATATGAATAAGAATATATTTAATATCGGAGATACTGTTGAGAACCTTAATAATGGATTAGTTGGTAGAATTATTCGTCGTGGTACAAGTTATTTGATTTGTGTTACTGAAGATAGAATTATGTTTAAGTCTTGGTTGAAAGATGTAACAGAAGCAGTAACAAATAGTAGTGCACCATCTGGTGTTCCTGCAACTCAAAGATTAATTGGAACTGATGCTCATAGAAAATATACAGAGACATTACTTCCTGGATCAACATGGGGAAAACAATTCATAAATAAATACAAGAAAAAGAGTAAGTAATTTATCTTCAATGGAAAATACTGAGAAATCTGCAACACCTACTGGTGGTGGTGGAGCTAAAGAGAAAATTGAAAAACAGGCAAGACAACTTGCTTACGATGTAAGATATAAAGTTAGAGGTGCTTTGAAAGCACAGAGTGGTGGTAAGTCAGATCCTGCTACTGTAAAGAAAGCATATCTAGCACAACTTGGTAAATCACCTTCTAACCCTGCAGTAAAAACAAGAGCAAAGCAAATGCTCATGGGTGAAGATTATATTAATATTGATAAGGTTGTAGCACAAGGTGTTGCATCTGCAATGTATAAGGTATTTGTTGAGCATCATCAAACAGATTCTGATGGTAATGTAATTCCACATGAAGAAACATCACCATTAAATAATGGACATAAAAATGATATAACTGAAGATAAGGCAAAAGAGAAAACATATAAGGTAAGAGTCACAGATAAAGAGACTGGTAATTCATATGTAAGGAATGCAACCCGTGCAAAGATTGCTGAACTTCGTAACAACCCAAACATTTCATCTGTTGAGATGACTGAGTATGGTGAAGTTACTAAGTCTGAAAAGTATAAAGGTAAGTCTACTGCTTCAGTAAAATCTGGTAAAGGTGTAGATTATGATGGTGATGGTAAAGTAGAAAGTGGTTCTAAGGAACATGCTGGTGTAGTTCATAATGCTATCCAGAAAAAGAAAGGTGGAAAGCAAGATGGTAAAGATACCAGAAAAGAAAACTATACTTGGAAGGAAGCTTTCAGTGGGTTAATCGAAAAAAAGTCAGAAGAGGAAGAAAAAAAGATAACAGGAAAGGGTGTAAATAATAAAAACTTAATTAAAGTTTTCCCTGATGAAGTCAAGGAAGATACTGCAGTTGCAGTTGAAGTAAAGAAAGAGAATGAAAAGGATCCTAATGGCAAAGCCAAAAAGGAAGAGGAAGAAGATTATCGTTCAATGGGAACCAAAGCAAATTTGGTTAAAAATAAGTTGAGAGCAATGGGACTTAATATGTCTCAGAAACCAGAAGGTGAATTAGTTGAGGGTAAGAAAAAAGGTCTTGATGGTAAGGAATGTTGGGATGGATACAAACTTGCTGGTACCAAAAAGAAAGGTGGTAAGACAGTTGATAACTGTGTAAAAGTTGATGAAGGAATTGAAGATATCCTTGCACGTTTAGAGAAGAAGCGTATTAGTAAGGGTGGAAATCCTGATGCATCACCTTTAGGTAAGAAGACTGGTAGAGCGATGAAAGCGAAACAGGATGAAGTGAGAAAGAAGGCAGGTGTTAAAACTGAAGAAGTTGAAAATCTTGATGAACTTAAGAGTACAACTCTTTTAAGTTACAGTAATAAAGCAGCAAATGAGTTGGCGTTTAAAGGTGATGGTGGCAAAAAGGCACAGAAGAGAGCTACAGGAGTTAAACGTGCAGCAGGACAGTTGACAATGAAGGCTATCAACAAGGAAGAGTATGACAATACTAAATCACCTGATTATGCTAAGAAGAAAAAGGCTCTTGCTAAAAAGCATGGTGGAGCAGACAAAGTAAAAGGACATCCTCAGTATGAATCAGTTGCATCTGCAGTAGATGCTTTAAATTCTTATTTTAATAAGAATCAAAATCTTCATGGTTCTGTAACTGCAAAAAAGAACTAAGCCCGATTGAGGAAAGATTGGGCGGTAAAGGATACTCTAGGCAAGCTGCTGCAAGTTCTGTATATCCTGGTAAGAAAGGTACTGGTGACTGGGAAGATTCTGATAGAGGTGCTGGAAACAAAGCAGCAAGACGTGCTGGTAAAAAGGTAGAGAAAAAATCTCCTACTTATTTGGCACATGTTCATAACAAAGAAGAGATTGATCCAACAGTTCAAAATGCTTTAGATGAATTGAATCGTTATGGAAAAGAAACTGGTAAGGCAACTGGTTCTTTAAATAAGAGACCAGGAACACCAGTTAAAAAAGGTGGAACTTCTAGTCCTGTAATGAGAGCAGTTAGAACTAGTATTCGTAGGGAAACTGGTAAACCTGCTGGACAGACAAGAAGGGATCATGATGCAAGACACTCTGGACAAGATCGTAAAGAGTCTCCTGCTAGTACAATTGCAAAACGTCGTCAGCAAAAGGCTGATGCTGATGCTGCAATGAGAGATACAAGAGGTACGTAATGCCAGCAGTATCTAAAAAACAGCAAAGATTCTTTGGTATGGTACGTGCTGCACAGAAGGGAGAAGGTGCTTCTTCTCCTGAAGTAGCAAAGGTTGCTGATGAAATTAGTGATAAGGATGCTAAGAAATTTGCTAAGACAAAACACAAAGGACTACCTGAAGTGAAAGAAAGTGTATTAGATGTTGTACGTAAGTACGCTAAAAAGAAAGAGGAAAAGAAACCTCAGAAAGCACAGGATGCTGGTGCCAGAGCTAAAAGATTATTGCAAAGGAAGGAATATGCTTCTAAAGTATCTGGAAGCACCGATAATGTACCAGATGATATAAGAGACTCTTTACAAATACTGAAACGTTTGATAAAATAAAATCAGGTATTATGAGTTTAATGTTAAATGATTTAGGTATTGATCCCAATGAATGGTTTGATAATCCATTAGATAAAATGCCTATTGCTACTGATGAACCAATAGAGTATGATAATAAGTATGCACCACCAGAAAAATTAGCGGAGTTGGAATCTATGCAAATTATCGAATCTAATCCAAGACCTGAAGAAGAGATTGCTGATGATTGGTTTGTGGAAACTCCTGAGATAAAGGAAGAAACCCCACATCATATAGCATATGATATTGCTACTTCAAAGTATAATCCATTTGCTGTTGGAGGTTCAGAAAGCATTCATGATTTTGGTGGTGGATCGGAGACAATTCAAAAATAAGGGATGTCTAAATAAAATCAGTTTAGCTTAAAATAATGACAAGCTTGATAGATCCAAAGAAATATACCAAGACATTGGAGCGTTTACGCTCCTTTTTTTTGGCCCGAGGTTTTTATGAAGTCCATACTCAGAACCGTCTAAGTATACTTGCTGCCTGTGAAGATCCAGAAACAGTAGCAACCTATAACTATAGTGGTGATGTTTGGCCTTTACCACAGACAGGACAGATGTGGTTAGAATATGAACTACTTAAGAACCCAGAAGCACCAGGATTCTTCTGTTTATCTACATCTTATAGAGCAGAACCTAATCCAGTACCAGGTAGACACGAAACTATCTTCCCTATGTTTGAGTTTGAAATGCACGGTGGTGTAGAAGAACTTGAAAAGATGGAGATTGAATTATGTGAACATCTTGGAATACCGTTAGATCCAGAAAATATTAATACTTATGATGATTGGACTAATCAATTTAATACAAAAGAACTTGAGCACGAACATGAAGAGAAGATTGGTCGTGGTATGATTACTAAGTTCCCTGAGTGGACATCACCATTTTGGAATATGGCAAGGTACGATGATGGTGTAACCAGTAAGAAGATTGATGTAATCTTGAATGGTATGGAAACTATTGGTAGTGCAGAACGCAGCACCGATAAGAAACAGATGCGTGATACATTCTATACTATATCAGATGGACAATATGCCCAATTGATTATTGATTTATTTGGTAAGGAAAGAGTAGAAGCAGAACTTGAAAAGTTCCTTGAGTTCGATTTCTTCCCTAGAAGTGGTGGAGGAATTGGAGTCACTCGCATCATGCAAGCAATCCCTGATTAGGGATTCCTTTGTAGAGTGGCGAAATTGGTAAACGCAGCACATTGTTTCTGTGCCGTTCCTGGCGGGACTTCTTGGTTCGACTCCAAGCTCTACAGTTTAAAATACTATATAGTGCAGATGCATTTTAGCTATGGCAATCAATAGTTCTATTCCAAAGGAAGTAATTATTAAAGCATTAGAATGTTGTAGAGACATTTATCCTCATGAAGATGATGTTCTTATTAATAGAAGTATTAATGGATATACAATTTTAGCAATTGAGGGTACAAACGAAACTTCAGATTGGTTGACAAATATTAAGTTCATGTTAAAATCTGATGATTGTCATAGGGGATTTAAGAATAATTCTTATCGTAGTTTGGCAAAATTAGTATGTGATTATGAAGCACTTGATAAGAAACGTAAGTTAATTATTGCAGGACATTCATTAGGTGGAGCAACTGCTACATTAATAGCAGATTTAATCTTCCCAAATAATCAAAACATAGCACTTATTACTGCTGGTTCTCCAAGACCAGGTGGTAGAAAACTTAGAAAGAGATTAGAAAATGTTGAACATCTTCGGTTTGTTCATGGGGATGATATTGTTCCTGGGACTCCTCCTTGGATCTTTGGCTATGTACACACTCATCCAGTTATTAAACTCCCAGACGCAAGAGACACTCGTTTCGACGGTGTTGCCGATCATAACATGGGTGACTACGTAGAAGCAGCTAAGAAGTTTTTAGGATAAGATTCTTTAATATTATAAATATTTGAAGAAAAAGATTTACGATAGGTAAAACAATGGCTCTTTGGGGACGAGATGACAACATCGAAACTCATCCATTAACTCAAACAGTAGCACTAGACTATTCAACAGGAGTAGTAACTGGTACTGGTACAACGTTTGGGACATTTGGTAAAGTTGGAGATATTATAAGATTCGGTATTAGAAATAACCGAGGTGGTGGTAAAACTGGTGTCTATTTTGGGGACGCTGTAATTAAAGAAGTTACTAGTGCTACTTCAGTTAAGATAGCAAGTACTGATAGTTTAAGTGGTGCTGCAATTGCTGGTACTAGTTTCTATCTAAGTGAGTTACCAATTCAAAGTACTGAAGATCATGGTTGGAGTAATAAGCATGATACTCAACCATCATATCAATCTTACAGACATAAGCAAGCTACAGATGAAACTGCTGTTGCTGGTAATGCTGTTGGTGTTGATTATAAGAGTTTAAGATTAGGTAATCTAGATAGCGATCATCCTGATGCTCTTGTTAATGATGGTAATAACATTAAGATTTCTGGATTAGGAACAGCAGTAGTTGCTGCAGATAATGGACCTATGCCAGCAGGAAGTTCAACACTCTTCGTTGTAGCACCTCCAGGAATTGAAGTAAATAAAGCACATGTTTTAAATCAGAATGTAAATCATAAGAATATTAAGATTACATCTATTGGTGCTACTACCATTGGATTAGCACATACAATTGCATCTGCAGTTAGTTCAGGAGATGAAATTACATTTGCTAGTGATACTGTAATAAGTCTTGCTTCTACTATTAGTGCTGGTATTGCTACTCATGACAGATTAGACTTCACTAGATATTCTGGTGGATATGACAGACAGGTTTATGGTATTTCTACTGTAACTTCTGGACACTATGATGGTAGTGGTGGTAAGTACAGAACCGAAGGTGGTGGATGGGTTGGTGTTACAACCTATATCGACTGTCATGGTAAACTAAGAGTTAAGAAAGAAATCTTAGTTGCTATGGGTGGTAGTGCTGGTATTAGCACTGGTGATGATGGAATTAAGTATCCTACTTCTGTAAATGGTTAATTTGAACTAATATGATATGAGATTTGATGAATTGAATGAGAATAACTATATGTTATTCGCTATAAAATTTTATAATAATCCTCATGCATTAACTAAAGAAGACTTTGAAGATGATTTAAAACGAATTAAGTATGTTAAAAGACTACTTAAACGGTATAAAAATACTGGAGTTTTAAAAACACATTTAATATTAAATCATCTTACTGTCTTGTTTAATGTATTTGATGAGGCTGCCATACCTCTCCTCTTTTATAATTTAGAGGAAGATCTCTGGCCCTCCATTAAAAGTTTTTTGATGTTTTTGCAAAGAGTACCTGAATACCCTAAGAGCCATATTCATGGTATTCCCGAAGATAATTATTGTATTAAAGAGTTAAACTCAGTCTAATGAACATTAATAGAGTCATATCTATTGTTAGAACTCTTAAAGAGTCTCCAACTAATAATACTGGTTCTAGTGGTTCCACGGCTGGGTTTTCTGCTGACGCATCAGCAACAGGTCCTGTTGCAGGATTTGATAAATTATTACATGAACCAATACTTGATCAAGATTATCAAACCCCTGCTGGATTAAATTATAGACTTTCTAATGTATTTCCTGCATATAAATTAAGTGAAAAGGATGTTGAGAATATGGTAGACGCTTCTAAAGAGTATATGGACATAACAGATAAATCAAATGGCGATTCTAGGTTGAATAGATTGATTGGTATAGTTCGTTCTATTCGAGAAGAAGTTGCTGCTCCCGTTAATAATGCTAGTAGTGGTGGAATTGCTGGATTACCTCCTGATGATCCACCTGTGTTTAATAAAAAGAAAAAAAGAAAACCAACTCCAGTAGGTAGATACGGATCACGTAGAGCATGGTTGCAAGATTTAAAGAAAGATGGAAAATAATACTCCACTGTTAGAAAGATTAGAACGTGTAATAGATACTCTTAGTGATAACTCAATCAAGATGGGACAGATGCTTGCTGTCCATGATGAGAAACTAGACAAGCAGGATAGGATAGATGCAGTATTATTTGAGAAAATTGAATCGCTTCACAGAGAAGTCAATCGTTCGACTAAAGAGATTAAGGATGGATGTGAGAGAGATATTCGCCTTGTAGATAATAGACTCCGTGTAATGGAGAAGAAGATGTGGAGTATATTTGGTGCGTTAAGTATAATAAGTTTCGTTGTGAGTCCCATTGGGCAAAGAATTGTGGGTGCAGCATTGACACCAAACCAACAAACAAGTATAATACCTCAAGAGATTACTCTTGTGAATGGATCTAGTTGATTCAAAATATATCGGACTAGTATCCTCTAGACTGCAAAAATTTAAAAGGGTTAAGGCAGACCTCTATAACTTCCGTTGTCCTATCTGTGGTGATTCTCAGAAACACAAGAACAAGGCACGGGGGTATTTTTATCAGGTAAAGACGAACACTAATTTCAAGTGCCATAACTGTGGTGCTAGTTTGTCCTTTAATAATTTTTTAAAGCAGATAGATCCTACTCTTCATAAACAATATAGTATGGAGAAGTTTAAGGATGGATTTACTGGTAAGAATTTTTCAGCAGAAGAACCTAAACTTGAATTCAAGAAACCAGTATTTAAAAAGAAATTAGGTTTGCCAAAGGCATCAGAGATTCCTTTTGCTAAGAATTATCTTGAAAAGAGGAAGGTAGATTCTACTCAGTTTTACTATGCTGCTAAGTTTAAAGAATGGGTAAATACTAAAAAACAAACATTTGATTACATCAAAAAAGATGAGAGTCGAATTATAATTCCGATGTATGATACAGAACGTAATCTTATTGGGTTTCAAGGCAGAAGTCTAATTCCTAACTCTGTTAAATATATCACAGTCATGTTGAACGAGGAGGCACCAAAGGTATATGGATTGGACAAAATTGATAAAGGCAAAACTATCTACGTGGTTGAGGGACCTTTTGATAGCACATTCGTTGAAAATAGTATCGCTATGTGTGGGAGCGATAGTAGCTTGGCGTGTCTTGAAGGAAGCAGTATCGTTTACGTATACGATAATGAACCACGTAATAAAGAAATTGTCGAAAGAATCG